TTTTTTGAAAGAAAAAGATATTAATGATATGGTACTAGCTGGTTATGACGTTTCGGAGATTTTAGGAATTATAAATGATAACACATTTGAAAATCTGAGAGCAAAAGTGAAACTCGCAGAGTGGAGAAAAGTATGAACGTAACTTTGATTGATAGTATGGGAACAGACTTGAGTGTTGTAAATGCAGCACGAGTATCTTTCGCAAAAGAACACAAGGAGTTCAACTCAGATAAAGATGAAAGACTGATTCGGTTTCTTGCTGAACACAACCACTGGAGTCCATTTGGACACGCTTCATTGCAGTTTCATATCAAAGCACCAGTGTTCGTTGCTAGACAACTTGTCAAGCATCAGGTGGGTTTGGTTTGGAACGAGGTCAGTCGTAGATACGTTGATGATGATCCAGAATTTTACATTCCAAAGGAATGGCGTCTGAAAGCAGAGGACAAAAAACAAGGTAGCAGTGAAGAGACTATTGAATATGATATTCAGTCTACCATGATGTACTGCAAAGAGACATATAACAATCTATTGAAAAGTAACATAGCGCCAGAGATGGCCAGAATGGTTCTACCTCAAAATATGATGACAGAGTGGTATTGGAGTGGAACCCTTTTTGCGTTTGCACGAGTATGCAACCTCAGATGTAAAGAGGACACGCAAGCAGAAACAAGGATTATAGCGAATCAAATAAGCGAAGAAGCAAAACAGAAATTTCCAATTTCGTGGAAATATTTAACGGAGATGAACAATGAATAATTTACTACCAACAGAATACCAGTCATTTATACACCTATCAAGATACAGTCGCTGGCAGCCAGAGTTGGGTCGTCGTGAAACTTGGGATGAAACTGTTGGTCGGTATTTCAATTTCTTTGAGGAGCAGTTGAGTGAGCAGTGTAACTATGAACTTACTGCTGATGAGCGTAAAGAACTTGAGGAGTCTGTTCTCGCATTGAAGACGATGCCATCAATGCGCTGTTTGATGACTGCTGGTGAAGCACTCAAGCGTGAAAACATCGCTGGATATAATTGTTCATACGTTGCTGTGGATTCACCAAGAGCGTTTGATGAAATCTTATATATACTTATGAACGGAACTGGCGTAGGCTTTTCTGTTGAAAGACAAGATGTGTCCAAGCTACCTATTGTTGCTGATGAGTTTCATCCAACAGAGACAACCATTGTTGTACCAGATAGCAAACTAGGTTGGGCTAAGTCACTAAAGGAACTGATCCATCTTTTGTTTGCGGGTCAAATTCCAAATTGGGACTTGAGTAAGATTCGTCCTGCTGGCGCACCACTCAAAACATTTGGTGGTAGAGCAAGCGGACCAGAGCCACTAGATCAACTATTCCGTTTCGCAGTAAACATTTTTAAGAATGCAGCAGGTCGCAGACTCTCTTCTTTGGAGTGTCATGACTTGGTGTGTAAAGTAGCGGAGATTGTTGTTGTCGGTGGTGTACGTCGTTCAGCACTTATCTCCTTAAGTAATCTTAGCGATGATCGTATGAGAGTCGCTAAATCAGGACAATGGTGGGAAGATCATGCACAAAGAGCCCTCGCAAACAACTCGGCCTGCTACACGGAGAAGCCGGAGATCGGCATCTTTATGGACGAATGGAAATCCCTTTACGACTCCAAGTCTGGAGAACGGGGCATCTTTAACCGTCAGTCAGCCAAGCAACAAGCGAGTCGTAACGGTAGACGAGAACATGAATGGGACTTCGGCACGAACCCATGTTCAGAAATCATCCTAAGAAGTAAGCAGTTCTGTAATCTGTCAGAGGTTGTTATTCGTGAATCGGATAGCATGAAAACTCTAAGAGAGAAAGTAAGAGTTGCTACCATTCTTGGTACGTTCCAGTCTACACTTACTAACTTCAAGTATCTGTCGAGTTCGTGGACTAACAACACTAAGGAAGAGCGTCTTCTTGGTGTGTCTCTTACTGGCATCATGGACAATTCACTTACCAATGGTAACGAAGAGGGTCTTGATGAGAGACTTGCTGAACTGAAGCAGATTGCTGTTGACACAAACAAAGAGTGGTCAACCAAACTAGGTATCCCACAGTCAACTGCTATCACATGTGTCAAACCATCTGGTACAGTTAGTCAGCTTGTAGATAGTGCATCTGGTATTCATGCACGACATAATCCATACTACATCCGCACTGTTCGTGCTGATAAGAAGGACCCACTTGCTCTGTTCATGAAGGATGTTGGTTTTCCCGTGGAAGATGATGTGATGAAGCCAGAGCATACTTATGTGTTCTCCTTTCCAATGAAAGCACCACAGAACGCTGTCATGCGTACTGACATGGATGCTATTGAACAGCTAGAACTATGGTTGGCCTATCAGAAGCATTGGTGTGAGCATAAGCCATCTGTGACTATCTCTGTAAAAGAGCATGAGTGGATGGAAGTAGGATCGTGGGTTTACAAGCATTTTGATTGGATGAGCGGTGTATCGTTCCTACCTTTCTCAGAGCATGTGTACAAGCAAGCACCATATCAGGATATTGATCCAGCAACATATGAAGCTGAACTAGAAAAGATGCCTAAGAATGTGGATTGGACGATTCTATCACAGTATGAAGAATCTGACATGACAGAGGGCGCACAGGAACTTGCTTGCGTAGCAGGTCATTGCGAAATCTAAGCCCTTGCATAAAAATTTGTACCCTAGACAGAGATAGAATTTGTCTAGGGTGTTTTCGTACACAAGAAGAAATCCGTGATTGGATCATCATAGTAGATGATGACAAGAAGAAAATTATGGAAGAATGCATAACACGAAAGACAGAATATGAGAAAAATCTCTCACACAGTGCTACAACGAGGACACATTATCAAGTCCAAGTCGGGCGAAAAAGAATGGGTGGTAGTAGAAACAAGCACGGATGAAGTCCTACTTGCAGCTATATCATCTTATAAAAAACTATCAACAGACGACGCATCAGAGTGGAATCTCTTAGAAGGAGAAGACTTACATCATCTATAATGTCAATTTTTTGAATTGCTAAATACTCACGATTCTTCACCAATGAAAGGCTTCAATAAATGGACGATATAGATGAAACAATCTATGAATTAGAATGTGATTCTTGCGGCGCAACATACGAGATTGTCGTAGATGAAAATGAAAAGAACGAACCAGTTTACTGTCCGTTCTGTGGCGCAGACATTGATATCGAACCAGAAGCCGATGAAGATGACTTATACATACATGATATAGACGATGAGTATGATGAGTTAGATTTTGACGATTATAGAGACTGATTACGAAAACCCTTGGACATTTAACGGTATCCCCTTTAACACAGACGACATACAAAAGTATGTAGGATTTGTATATGTCATTATTCAACACGATAGCGGTCGACGGTATATCGGCCGAAAGTATTTCCACACATTACGCAAAACGCGCGGCAAGACGAAACGCATTCGCAAGGAATCCGATTGGAAAAGCTACTATGGTAGCAGCAGAGACTTGCAGGCTGCTGTTGAAGCCACTGGGAAGGAAAACTTCCAAAGGATAATTTTGTCTTTACATACGACCAAGGGTGATGTAAACTATGAGGAAGTCAAGCAGCAGTTTCAAAATAATGTTTTAGAAGACACTATATATTATAATGACAACATTAATGGTAAGTGGTATCGCAAAGCGGATCACATAATTGAAGGAAGAACATACAATGAAGATTTCAGACTTTGAGAAAGTAAGAAAGTTCGGATACCATCCAAACGATACTAGTACAATGGAAGCGCGGTTTAGAGAACTAGCTTGGCTAGGTCCAATGATCGCAGATACAGGATGGAATTTAGAATTCGGTGTTCATACTGGATCAACAATCAATTGCATCGCTACAGTCAGACCTGATATCAAGTTTGCAGGATTTGATTCCTTTGAGGGCCTACCAGAAGAATGGGACATGGGCCAAAAGACTGTGAGCAAAGAAGCGTTTGATCGAAAAGGCGTCATGCCAGAAGTTCCTGACAACGTAGTTCTTATTAAAGGATTCTTTGACACTTCACTTCCAGAATGGTTGAAAGAGAATGCGGAGCATGGTTATGAGCGACCCGACCCACAAAATCAAAGCATATCATACCTACACATTGATAGCGATATCTATTCTTCTGCTGTCACAATTTTCGATCACTTAAACGACTATATCAAGCCCGGTTGCATCATTCGTTTTGATGAACTGTCTTGTTGGCGTCATGTATTCAATGAAGCATCATCCGAAAAGCAAGAACTAAGAAGAGTGTTCTATACAACATGGCCAGATCATGAGTGGAAAGCTATGCACGAGTGGATGGCGAAGCATGGAAGAAAAGTAGCACCACTAAGTCGTACTTGGTTTCAATCAGGGACGGTGATCGTAACACAATGATTGTCTCACACGAACATAAATTTATATTTGTGAAAACACGAAAGACTGCTGGATCAACTTTTGAGAAGTTGATGCGGCCGTATCTTGGGCCGGATGATATTTGTACAGGTTCGACTAGGGATGATACTCCCGCATTGAATATTAATCCTGATACAAATGGACATCTTCCTCTGACAGAGATTAGAGCCAGATACTTCCCAAAAGGTATAGATATTGCTGGATACGACATTATCTCCATCGAAAGAAATCCATATGACAAAGTTGTAAGTAGTTACTACTGGCATCAGCATATTAAACCTGATCAGTTTGGAAAACTAGACTTTGAACTGTACATGAGGACGTGTAATCTTCTACCTTCAGATTGGGGTCTGTACACTCTAGGTGGTCTTATACCCCCCAAACTTAAAATGTTTCATTATGAGTCTATGGACGAATTGTACCTTTGGTTAAAAAAATCTCGTAGTGTGCATATTGTGCTTGACAAAGTGGGCCAAACTAGGTTAAAGTCAGGTATTAGAAAAGTGCAAGATTATAAGGAACTGCACACAGGTATTACTAAGAGAGTTGTTGATACCGTGTTTGCAAAAGAGTTGAAGGAGTTTAGCTATGAGTTCTGATCCTATTAAGCTGTTCATCGGTACGTCGTCAAACGGTGAAGATGCTAAGATTGAAATGGCGTATGAACATTCTCTACGGAAAAACACTAATAGAGAAATTGAAATCGAATGGATGCGTCAGACAACTGATCCTGATTCATACTGGCACGGATGGGCAGACAAGAACTGGTCAACTCCCTTCAGTGGATATCGCTGGGGTATTCCAGAGCGATGTGGTTTCAAGGGTCGTGCTATCTACACAGATGTCGATATGATTAATCTGAAAGATATTGGTGAACTGTTTGATACACCAATCGCTGATGATAAGTGGATGCTTGCACGAGACGGTAAGCGGTTTGGTGGTAAAGAGTTCTGCGTAATCCTTTTTGATAATGCGAAGTTTGGTAATGATGCTATGCCTCTTGTCAACAAATGGAAACATGTTGATACAGCACATCATCAGTTCATTCAATTGTTCATTCAGCAGAACCTTGTTGGTGATCTTGATCCCCGTTGGAATAGTCATGACGGTGACACAAATGAAATCTGGCATCTGCACTACACACATATGCCCACTCAGCCATGGCAGCCCGCATGGTTTACAGGAGAGGTGCAAGAGCATCCGCGTCCTGATCTAGTAGAATTGTTTCATCAAACATATGCAGAAGCAGAAGCTGCTGGATATAACATCGAAGACTATGCAGTCAATCGTGGAGTGAATTATGGAATTATTGGGAAATGAGTAACCTGTATGGAGAAGTTCCAACATGGCCGATTGTATTCGCTGCTTGTGATCACACTTACTTTAAGGAACATGCACCATCATTCGTCTACTCTTGTAATGATGTAGGTAAAGATGTTCACGTTCATGTGGTAGGAGCAGATCAAGAAACCTTTAACATTGCAAACATCCTAAACACAGATACAGATGTCAAGACTACATTCTCATATTCAGATGATGAAAATATGGGACGTGGACAACGTACATACTATGCTTGTTTACGTTTTCTTGTTAAGCCTATCCTTCTTCCACATGCAAAGAAAATCATGACACTCGATATTGATTGTATGGTAATGAAAGACTTTGAATGGCCAGAACAAGCAGCAGGATACTTTCCTCGTAAACCACTAGAAGGTACAAACGAGTGGGAGAACAGAGGTACACGAGTAGCTGCTGGTGCTGTTTATATGGATGAGAGAGCGGCACCTCTTGCAGAAGCTGTTTCTAAGCGTATTCAGCAAGGACCCTGGCAGTGGTTCCTTGATCAGATTGCATTATCAGAATGTTTCGATGCAGTAGCAGATGCAGAGAATCAGATTGCAAAGTTTGATACTCAATTCATGGACTGGGAGTTCATTGAAGGAACAACAATCTGGACAGGTAAGGGTCCTCGTAAGTATGATAATCCAGTCTATGTTGCAAAGAAGAATGAATTTAATCGCTTAGTTGATGCAACCACAAGGTGTTGGACATGAGTAGAAAAGTATTGTTATTGAAGCCTAGACTTGATTTACCTTTCAAAAAGTTTGGACTAGAACTACCTAACACAAATCTACCAGAGATACGGACCCATTGGGCTATGTGGATGGAAATGCTAGAGAAGTATCACAGGGAGAAAGGTGACAAGGTAGTTGTCGTAGAAGCACAGCGATTCCAGTTTCATAATACTCTTGTGGATGCATATGATCCAGACATTGCTTATATCCCTCATGTTGAGAAACATAACTTTG